CTCCTCCAACACCACCAATGCCTTGTGTATGCGAACTTGTTCCAGAGGCTCCGCCTCCACCGCCAGCATAGGCAGTTACTGTTCCAGAGATAACAGATGCAATACCTGCTCCTCCATTGCCAGCGGCGCTTCCTGCAACTGCATTTAATCCAACTGTTCCTGCTCCACCGCCACCTGCACAATCCCCATAACTTGTACCAGAATCGCCCGTTCCACCTGCGTTACCTTGTCCATATGTACCACTACCTAATACGCTATTAGCTCCCCAAGCTCCACCACCGCCCGATCCCCCTGAAATTCCACCAGAACCATTTGATCCATTTTGGGAACTACCGCCACCACCTCCGCCTATAGCAGTTATAGAACCAAAAACAGAATTAACGCCATTTCCTCCAGGTGATTGACTAGAAAGGTTAATTGCTCCGCCAGCCCCAACAGTAACCGTTAAGGATGTACCTGCTGTTACATTTGATATTCCTTGAAGCAATCCTCCAGCACCACCACCAGCACCATAACGACCACCAGCACCACCACCTGCTACAACAAGGTATTCAACTGCGGGTGTTGTTTGTGAGCCTGCCCAAGCCTTCTGAATCAAGCCTTGTAATTGCTGTTTAAGAGTGAATAAACCTTGTGCCATTGTTAACCTCAGAATGTGATTGTGCCAGAGGCGTAGAAGACGTAAACTCTCCAAGGCCCTGCAATGTATGTTGTTGGTGAACCTGTAGTTGATGCGGCTTGTTTTAGATATGAAGGATAACGGATGACTACAATACCTGAACCGCCAGAACCTGCGGGAGGATTAGTTGTTCCTCCAGTTGCTGGACTACCACCGCCGCCTGATCCCGAATTGGCAACACCTGAACCTCCAGCTTGTCCTATTCCACCAGTTGTGGTGCTCCCTCCACTCCCAGCATTTGATGTTCCACCAACGCCAGGTAAAGTTGTTGTGTAAGACGCCGCTCCAGCTCCACCGCCACCAGCATATTGAACTGGTGATCCTGTAATAGATGAAACTAACCCAGCTCCACCACAACCATACAAAGTTTCACCTGAGTAACCATTTCCGTTTGTTCCTACGCTACCAGCGCCCCCGCCTCCACCGCCACTTGATAGTTTATTTCCATCAAATCCTTGACCTGGTGTTCCTGATCCTGCGGCACTACCAGCATTACATCCACCACCACTACCACCATTTCCTCCAGGATTTCCATTTCCAGCACCATAACCACCACCTATAGTGGTTATATTTCCAAAAACTGAATTACCGCCTTGTGAACCATTGGTATTAGCAGTAGTTGCTCCTGCGCCACCTGATCCAATGGTTATGGTTATGCTAGAACCTAAAGTAATTGGATAACCCGTTGCAGTAAGCAATCCACCAGCTCCACCACCGCCACCAGATGATCCTGCGCTTGAAGTTTGATTGCCACCCCCACCACCTCCAGCAACAACAAGATACTCCACAGTCTGAACAGGATAGTTCAAACCGTTGTACTGGGGACTGGAAAGCCCGCCTGGGAAGTTGAGCATTGACATGGTTTAAGAAATCAATTCGTATGAGCAAGTATAAGAGATAGCGTTACCCGTTCCTGATGTCACAGTGATTGAGTTGCCATCAACTAGATAAAACGCTGTTGTCTTGTCGCTCAAAATTACAGTTGAATTTGGTGGCACTGTAATTGCACTTGCTAATGTAGCTACAACTGAACCACCTGAAGGTGCGGAACCTTGAGCAACAGCACCATTTGAATAATACTGTAGCGTAGCTGTAGCCGCACTTGATGTGACATTACAAGCCATTACTTGATCAATCTTAAACACTTGGCCACTTGATGCGGCATTAGGAAGAAGAACTACTGCACTAGCACCTGAAGGCAATAAGCCAGTTGTAATTCCATTGATAGTTGTGACGTTGACGATATTAACTGCCATGATTAACTCCTAAATTTAGAATCCAAAGACAAGAGACATTGCAATTGCCTTACCTGTTGTTGCCAATGCTCCTGTGCTTCCTGATGGAACATACGTTGCCGATGGAATGAACGCATACTTACCCCAAGAACCAGCCGCAGTTGAATTATCTTCAACCCATAAGTAAAGCATATTACCAGGGTAGCAAGTAGTCACCAAAGTCGATGAATTATCGTTAATGGTTACGTTACCCGTAGCATCGTTATCAATGATGAACACTTGTCCTGCGGGCAAAGTGTTTGCGGCAGGCAATTGAATGATTTGTGTTGTCGACCCACTAATCTTTTGAATGCGTGTGGATAAAGCGGTGAGTGTTGTGGTACCAGCCGCGGCAGTAATTATCGTAGAACCACCAATCAAATTGACAACGCCACTACCATTTTTGTAGAAAAGACGACCATCAGCATAATTGATAGCAACTTCACCGCTACCTAAATTGCCCGATGTAGGCGTGTTAGTGGTTGTACCACTGTTGTACAAATAAATTGGTGTGTAACCCGATTGCGCCATGATTTAATCCTTAAAAAGTTCCGCCATTAGCACCATAAGCGGTACCAGTGCCACCGTTTGCAATTGGCAAAATGCCTGTCACTTGGGTTGTTAAATTAACTGAACCCATAGTTTGTTTCAAAGCACCTGTTGAATCAGTTGTTCCATCGGTTGACCAAGTATCATTGACTTGCAAAGTGACTTTAGCAATGGTTCTCAATGTTCCATTATCATTATACGTTACTGTAATTGTATTGGCAACAGTATCACCATTTTGAATATAAATTGTCTTAACAAGTCGTCTTGTTGATGATGCTGGAGCTGACACTAAAGTCACTTGTGATGTACCGTTCAATGCACCGTCACTTGACCCTTCTGTAAATGCAGTTCCTGTGTCATCCGAATAGGCAGTGACATAACTTGGGTTCGTAGTCGTAGCCGCACCTGCCATCGCTACGGTGATTGACTTGGTTGTTGCGTCTAAAACTAGCATGACAGCCCTTTACCTTGAAATGAACCATGAGTACGCATATGCACTCGATTGGTTTGAAGTTGATGCAATGATGATAGAACCACTGCCATTTGTAATACTTATATTGCTACCTGCAGTCAGTGTTGCACGAGTAAACCCTGTACCATTACCGATGTCAATTTGACCATTTGTTGGTGTTGTTGATAATCCTGTTCCGCCATTGGCAACTGGTAAGACACCCGTGACACCTGTTGTTAAAGGTAACCCAGTTGCATTGGTAAGTGTAGCACTTGAAGGTGTGCCTAATGCAGGCGTTACAAATGTAGGTGAATTAGAAAAGACTAATGAACCAGAGCCCGTCTCATCCGTGACGGCAGCTGCTAAATTTGCACTGCTAGGTGTTGCTAAAAATGTAGCAACACCAGTACCAAGACCAGTAATTGAACCAACTGCAGGAGTGATTGTCACTGTGCTAGCGGCTGTCAACTGACCTTGAGCATTAACTGTGAATGTTGGTGCTGCAGTTGCTGTTCCATATGAAGTAGCAGTAACTGCAGTATTTGTGATACTGAATTGCGTACCTGATAATGTAAGTCCTGTACCTGCAGTATACGTACCAGCACCTGAGAATTGAGCCCAAGTCACTGCAGTTACACCAAGCGTACCACCTGGATCGACTGTACAAACCCATCCTGTGTCGGCTTGCAATGTGCCTTCTTCAACAAACACGTAAGCTGACACCAGCTGATTCCATGTGTTTGCATCAGATGTTCTAGTCCAGGCACCTGAACTAGACAAATAAATACCATTTTGACTTGATGTGCCTTGGTTTTTAACTAACACTCTACTTGAAGATGTTAGTATTCCGTCAATCGTTTGTTCGCCTGTTAATGTAATATTAGTAGTTGTTGCAACTAATACAGGTGATTTTGTGTTTAATCCTTGCGCAACACTGTCAACATATGCTTTATTTGCAATATCAGTTGACCCAGAAGGTGAATTAGTCACCGTGCCTGATGTCATTGCAACACTTGTAGCAGTTGCAGCGCCTAAAGTAGGTGTAACTAATGTAGGTGATGTTGCTAAAACAACATTTCCTGAACCTGTAGTTGATGTTGATGATGACGCAGTTAGCTGACCTTGAGCATTAACTGTAAAGTTTCCTAGTGTATAACTTCCAGCAGTCACTGCAGTATTGGCAATTGCAATTGTTCCGGATGTAGTGATTGTGCCACCACTTAATCCTGTGCCAGCCACGATCTGTGTAACTGTACCACCACCTGATGAACTAATCTGTTGCAACACAAATGCAGTTGTTGCAACCTGTGTTGTGTTGGTGTTAACAGGGGCTGTTGGTGCTAAAGGAGCACCAGTGAATGTTGGACTTTGGCTTAAAACAACACTACCTGTTCCTGTACTAGTGGTTGTTCCTGTACCACCATTGACTACTGGAAGTGTGCCGATTACGCCACTTGTAAGATTTAACCCTGTTGCATTAGTCAGCGTAATAGAGCTAGGAGTACCAAGATTAGGAGTCACTAATGTAGGACTATTGGATAGAACAACACTACCTGTTCCTGTCTTTGTAGTAACTCCTGTTCCACCGTTTACAACATTAAGTACACCTGATAAAACAATATCCCCATTGTTAGGACTTGAAGGTGTAAACCCTGTTGTACCTGCACTAAATGATGTTACAAACCCGCTACCACTGGCTGAGCCATTAGATGCTGATGTTACTCGACCATATGCATCAACAGTAATTGTTGCAAGATTATATGTACCAGGGGTAACTGATGTGGTGTTAAGCGATAATATAGGATTACCTGCAGCACCTGTGCCGTTTACTACAGTAATCTGACCACTTGTACCTGTAATAGTTAGTGGGGTTAATGTAGATGAATTGTTTACTGCAAGGAAACCTGTACCTGTAGTTGTTGCAAGTGCAAGAGGTAAGCCTGTTAAGGCTACTGTAGGGTTACCCGCTGTTCCATCTCCGCTGGTTACTAATAATCCAGCACTTCCTGATTGTATTGCAACATTTGTAAGTGTACTTGCATTTGTTTTAACTTGTATACCATTACCAGAAGTAATCAGTGAAGCTAAAGCAACTGCAGGTGCAATTGTAAATGTGCCTTGTGCACCACCGTCAGTAGCAGTTAAACCTGTGCCAACACTAAAATGTCTACTATTAGGAAGACTTGATTCAGTGTTTACTGTAATAAATGTTTGTGTAAGACTTGGGCTATTTGTAATAGCTGAAACTGTTGTCTGTACAGTTTGTCCATTTTGAACAATCGGCACAAGCTCCGTGCCTGTAATTGCACTAGGGGCTGTCGGTAATTGTGATATTCTTACATCTGCCATACTAAGGACTCAAGTTATCAAGGTTACCGTCAATCGAATCTTGTGATTTCTCAGGCGCAATGCCAAATTCACCCGCGCTGCTTGGTACTGCAGATTGTCCTGTTCCATTCACAATATTAGGATCCGTTGTGATAGCATCATTATACTGAGAAATATCAGCATCGGGCCTAGGAAATCTAATAGATATTTTCTCAGGCTGTCGTGCAGGAAGTCTGTAAGGGTCTCTTTCATCATTACAGCCAAAATTACAAACACGTAACCCAGGAATATTTCTGTCATTGCCTATGTCATCATATGCTCGCTTCATTTTGCAGCGATCACAGATAGCAATAGATAAAACAGTATTGCCTTGAGTATCAAGCCACGTGCTCATCTTGTATATGGCGATATATTAGGTGCAAAATAAATCGGTGATTTATCTCGCTCTTCTTGCTCGGCTTGAAGCCATGTCTCATTAGACTCGGCTTTTAAAAGCTGTATACGTCCTGGGTCAACTGCAGGCAGTTCAAGAGCCATCTCATATGCAAGTAGGTTCTGAATGGCCAGATACCACCTCTGTGGGATTTCTAACTGACCTTGTAATGAGCCTACATCTTGTATGTAGCGATGACACCAAGCCACAATCTGAGGACTGTAGATTCCTGGCGCAGGCCACAAGTACATGGATGGCTGAGGAATTGTTCTATCAAACCAGTACTGCAGCGGATAGTTGTTTGTGAAATTCTTATTTGGCAAGTTGACATAGTCATCTCTGTTCATTCTTGCCATTGGAATTTCAGTCAGATTAGACCCAAACACAACTTGATAAACTGCCATGTTTACACCAGCAGTTTGAACAATTCGCCAATACGGTTGTGTTGCAGATGGGTCGAGATCATAGTACAGCCATGTCCCTGATACCCAATTAATGGCTCCTGGGCTATATGCTGTAGTCCACGTATTACCATCGGCTGAATATTGAATCTGAATGGTGACAGAACCACTGACAGCTGGCAAAATACCAACTGTGCCCATATAGATACCATTTCCAGTACCTAAATTAATACCGATTGAGCTAGTATTGTTTGCACATTGGCAAATATTGGTGTATTTACCATCAAATGCATAACTTCCATTACCTGTGGTTGAATAACCACCTGTAGTATTTGCTGTCAGTGTCCGATAATTGGCATTTAAGACGTCTACAACCCCTGAATCAAGATAGTAAATATAGTGATCAGGCACCATGCCTAAGACAAGCTTCTCAATACACCAATATTGAATACCTCTATTGGCTAGATGAGACAAAACATAGTAAAGACTGTCTTTCGAAGCCGCTACTTGTTCATCTGTCAACTCTTCAGCTAATTTACCTGCTCTACGAGCACCATGGTCAATTAACTGTTGAACTGATATGACTGTCTGAGAAACAGTACCACTTGTAGACATTTACCACCCTTTAATGTCATATTTTTTAGCTTTACCACCTGTGGCACAATGCCATCTTTTTAGCGATGCAGCTTTACGAGTAGGTCTGCCTTTTTCATCTTTCATCGAGCCTGCCATACCGCTCATTCTAGCACAAAAGCTATCATGTCTTGGACCTTTTTCTTGTGGTGCCTTAAGATGACTTCCGGTTTCACGATTAACTTTATCTCGACCTTTTTGAGTTAAGCCTGCACCTCTATCTGTCGGTAGTTTTTCACCACGTTTAACAGAAAGACGTACATCCCCACCATTCTTTTTGCTTTGTGAATGCTTTAGGTCATAGTCTGTAGGAGCACCCTTGCTGCCAGGTTTTCGCATATGTTCGCCTGACCCATGCTTGATTCTTTCTTGCTTAGCATGGATATTGTCCCATAAACCGCCAGATTTCTTGCCCACAGACCTCTTTGTAGCATACGCAATCGCAACGGCTTGCTTAACTGGTTTGCCGGCTTTAACTTCAGCGGACACATTCTTACTAAAAGCCTCTTTTGATTTACTTTTAATAAGTGGCATGATTAAGTTCCTACGCCAGTGACGTTGTTGTTAGCTTGAATCAACTTACCATTTACAACCAATCCAGCGCCAATTGTGCTTGAACTTGCTTTCAATTGAAATTGAAGATCAGTTTTTTGAGTATACTTAAAAGGATTCGGCCTTGTAATTGTGAAGATCGAAACAAAAGGTTGTTGCAACACACTTAAAGTCACACCAGTCACATTGTTTGTGGCTTGTACGTTGTAAGTTACAATAACACTACTTGTATAACTATTGCTTGTATTAATCTCAACTTGATCTAAATAAAAATCATAATTTGCAGGTACGCTGTACCAAGCATTTTGAGACTTACCAATACCTACGTTGATTTGACCGTAAGTTGTTGTGCTTACTTTGATTGTGATTTGACCAACATTGGTTGTTTGACCAGAAGCTGGTGCTGTCAAAAACAAATTGTTGATCCTCAAATAACTATTCACTGTGGTTGTCCCACCAGTTGCAATAGTTACTGTCTCTGAAATTTGATTCCAGTTTGCATCTAAACCAATTACAAGTACTGTAGCTCCGTTGTCTGCATTAGCTGCTGCATTACTTGCCACAACCATAGTGGACGCTGAAGCTGGAAAAGTATATGCGGAAGCATTTTCCCAAACTGCAATTGATGTAGTACCAACAGAAGGCTGATACCCAAAAATACTGACCGTGCTATGACCTGCAATTTGACCACGAGCAACTTGAAGATCAAACGGCTCATATGCACCATTTCGAGTGACTGACGCAACAATATTATTACTCATGACTAATCCTCAATAAAAGAGAGGGGCCGAAGCCCCGCCTCTTAATAGTTGCACTTACCGCCGGCTTTTTTGTGAGTGGACATCTTAGATGTCATCACATGTCCGCCATGCTTCATTGGGTGGCCTTCCATTTTTTCATGACCACCATGTGCATGTTTTGATGCATGCTTATGCATTGCTGTATGGCCTTCATCATGATGACCATGAGTAGTGTGGTGAGCTGCATGACCGTGATGTTTAACATGACCACCGTGCTTGTAAGCATCGATCTTTCTATTCACTTCACCAGTGCCAGACTTTTTAGTGGGCATTTTCTCACCGTCATGCATGTCATTCAAGTATTTGTCAGCAACACTTTGTGACACAGTTCCACCTTTGGCATACTTGTGCATCTTGCCGCCATGCTTGTAGCCTTTGCCTTCAACACCTGTGGTTTTAGTTTGCTTAGCAGGTCCTTGCTTAGCCTCAACCACTTTGTCTTGGACATCAATTTTAGGCTTCAATGCATCACGTGCTTGAAACTTATCACCTTTAGCAGCTAAACCGCCATCAGCATAATGATGTTTCTTAGTATGACCACCATGTTTATAACCAGGTGAACGTACACCGCCTGTGCCTGCTGGTTTTGTAGGACCTTTATCCTCTACACCACCAAGCAAGCCACCAGGAACTGCACGATTCATGCCACCTTTCATCATATGTTTCATATGACCGCCATGCTTAGCATGCGCTTTACCACCATGCTCAGAATCTTTCATCTTTTCATGATGCTTAAGCTCTTTCTCGATCTTATGCATTTCTTTCATTTCAGCTTTATGCTCTTTACCGCCTTCAGCCATATGATGCGCTTTACCGCCATGTTTACGCATTAGCATTGCAGGAGTTTGAGGTCTTGCTGCCATGGTTGTGCCACGTCTAGACATAGGATTAGGCATTGGCGCACCCATTCCACCCATTGCCATATGCTTTTTGTGCTTGGCATGGCCGCCACGTTTCATACCATCACCTACTTCGTCGGCTGATGGTTCAGTTGTGTACTCTTTAGGCTCTCGGCCAAATGAAGATTTTGCCATTTTTAAGCTCCTTTAAGCTTGGGTGATGCCGAGCAAGCCTGTTGCTGTGGCGTTAGGACCAACCTGAATTGCTGTCAAACCTAAAGTAATGACAAGCTTATTATATCCATTCAGTGTTCCTGCAGGAATATAAGTTCCGCGAACATCAGGCGTTACTGAACTAGACACAAACTGAGGAACCATACTTGCAGCACTAGCAGTATAAGAACCTGTAGCTGCTAAGAATGTGCCTGCAAGATAATTGGCTTGTGTCGAAGACAATTTACCTGTTGTTGCTGACACATAAGTCCACCAGTAAGTTGTACCTGTACTAATACCAGTAGGGGGTGTACCAGTAAACTGTACCAAAGTGCCACTAGGAGGAGCATAGCCAACAGTTAAAACTCCTGGGGTTGCAATTGTCCAGCCAGTAACAGCTTGTGTGTTGTAATTGGTTGTATTGCCATAGTAACCATATGCCAATGTACCAACATCCACATCAACTGAACCTGTGAATCCAGTGTCAATAATATAGGCTTCATCACTAACACGGCAAGGCAAACCCATAGTGGTTGTTGTATCAACTGAAACAGCAACTGCGGTAGCTGCTGAAAAAGCAATTGAGTACACTTGGAAGAAAGCTTTGCGTCCTTTAGTGGTTGTAGACTGAACAGTACCTGTCTGAATAATTTCAGTCATTGACTGCCCATAGTAATCATAACCAGTGATTGTCACTTGAGAATTGGTAGGTGTACCAGTTCCTGTAGTTACTGACAAAGCACGGGGATAATCTAACTGAGTCACTGTCAAACCATTGTTTAACAAGACTTGAGTTGTACCACCTGTACCATATGCCAACTGTGTACCACTATAAGTAGTTGCAGTAGTCGGTGTTTTAGCAGCTAATACAGCAGCAGTTGTAGCAGCAGCAGGTGTTGTGTCATACAAGTAAACACGACCCATTGGGCCGAAACCTAATGACATAGGAGAAGGATTTCCTAATGCACTGTTGGAATTTGTACCAACATATGATTGTGCGGACCCTAGGAAGAGGTCGTCTGAAAATTGTGGCATTTTGTCTGCTCCATGAAAAGTATGACAAGTTTAAAAAAAGGGGAAGGGTTTATCCTTCCCCACTTGGATTAAGCTCCAGGTGTACCGTACAAAGTACGTGGATCAGTCCAGTTAGGAATGTAACGCTCAGTGGCTTTATAGCGCATTGAGTCAGTTTCAAAATCACCTTCCATGGTCTTCTCCAAAGCACGACGCATCATGAGTTTCATACCCTCAGGAGCATCGGTCTGTACCCACCAGTTAGTGGCTGAAGTCAAACGGCTAATGACGGTAGCGCCTTCGGGCAACAAACCAATTGATTTAATTGGGTTGATATCGTTATTGGCTGTACCGGCACGCAATACTGACTTCAACAACACTTCGGCTTGGAACACATTGCCAGGAGCAACAACAAGCTTCAAAGGTTGTAAACGGATTTTCTTACCGTTGTTATCAACGGCTTGACGAATCTGAATCAACATTTGCTCAAGTGATGTCTGGCTAAGAGCAGCAGCTGTTGACAACTGATTGCTGAATGAACCAACTGCAATAGGGTGTGCTGTATTAATCAAAGATACGCCGTCACCACCTGTGTAAGAGCTATTGAAAGCTCTGTTTAAGATGTTAGCACACAACAGCTCTTTGGTTTCCACCAATGATTGTGCCAAGTGCTTAGCATAAATTTGACCGATACGAACGTGGTCGCCATCTTCAACCAATACTTTGGTCAATGCAAAAGCAAGACCGAAGACTTGGTAGACATAGCGTTGTAAGAACAACACGCCGCCTTGTTGATAAGTAACGGGGCTGCCATCAGGGAGCTGAGGAGCTGCACCGAAACCATATAGAACGGGTTCTTCGTGATAGTTACGAGGAATACCGGCTTGTTCACGGAAAACTGTTGACCACTCGTCTGCACGTTGATCATACACACCGTCAAAGGACTCGTTAAGGATCGGTTCAACAATCGATCTAAAGTCCGTACTTCGCATTGGGGCTGCCATAGCTTATTCTCCTTAAATAGCGTTAACAGAAGAAACAAACTGAGGATTACTGACTTGTACACGAACGACTGTATACGCATCACCCCAAGCATTGTCTGGATAAGGTGCTAAATCAACAATACGGAATTGTCCATTTGAGCCTGAACCCACTAAAGTAGCGGATAGAGTCATTTGTGACAAACCTGTGGTTGTTGAACCAGCAGTGAAGTTTGAAAGATTGGCTTCATTGCCAATTGCAGTTTGTGCAATTGAACCATCACTTTGAATTTCATACACGATCTGTTGATCATTGTAGAAATAAGCAATGATATTGGTGCCAGTTGTGCTAGCAGGCCAATAGTTAGAAACCCTACGGCGTCCAGTAGTGTCTGTAAACTCAACACCTTGGAATGAGCCAGAAACTTTACCAGAGTTAGTAGATGTATCAACAACAGGAAGAATTGTTCCGTTGTTAGGATTGTATTGCACAGCTTGTCCTTTAAGGATGTTGCTGGAATACCCGGATGGAATTCCGTTAGTTAGCGCTTGGGCACGTTCCAAACCTGTAGGAAAATATGCAGGGCGCAAACCAAACGGAGCGGATACTGATGACATAGTGTGCTCCTTGCCTATACAAATACAGGCGTTTTAATGGTTTGATCAAAATTCATGCCATTACCTTCAATCGTAACCAATGGACGACCTTTTGCATCGCGAGCTTGTTCTTGTAACATTTCTTGTTGGACACGAATCTTTTCTTGCTCATCTTGAGGAGCATAGTGATGCATCTCCAACATCATATCTTGATAAACATCATTAGGAAGTTTATACAAGACCATTTCGTTACAAGCTACAAAGCCTTCTAGTTCCCCGGACTTAACTCTGTATGCATCAAAGCCTTCAATTTCTTCGGCTTTTACAGGTGTGTATCCAAGTCGCATGCGCTTATGAATAGGATCGTATTGGTTGGTTGTAGATAACCAACATAAGTGAAAACCCGGTACTTCGGGTGGGTTTGGGAGTGCTTCAGGCTGCCACTCCGAGCGGAACGTTCTACGACGCTCCTGTGATGAAACTAAACTATCTTCTGCAGGCGAACGCATTTTATCGCTCAAAGATCTCTCTTCACGGCCTGCACGTACATTCTTTTTAATTCTCTCGTCCATAATTAACCCCTTTGTTTGTTTTCACGATCCCACTTGGCATAATTCTCAATAGCTTTTTGACGTGCTTGTGGGTTATCCCACAAACCTGCTTCTTTCATAGCAGCAACACGTTGCGGACTGAGTCTAAACTCATTCCCTTTTGTACTAGCCATTGATTCTCTGCCAGAGCTTGTTACCATGGATCGGGGCCTTTGACTTCGAGTGCTAGAATTATTATATCCAGGATTTGCACGATGCGGTAAATATTTTTTCATCCGATCGTCCATCTCATCCCAGTAATCATCAGATGTTGGGTCGTAACCCTCTTCTGTCAATTTACGGTCAATACGCTGAGCAATCTCTGAGTCCATGTCTTTGCCGTGAGGATCGTACCAAGGGTTACGCTCCATCCACTCAGCTGCTAGCTTTTGAACCATAGGGTCAGGCAGATTCTGCTCTGGCTGACTTGTGTTCTTAGCAGCACTGTCTCTCATCACTTTCAGTGACTCAAGTTTTCGCTGTGCTTCATACCAAGATTCTTGTGCTCTTGTCAATGCTTCACCATTAGAGTGGGTTACAGCATCTTTCATTTGCATCTTGGCATACTCAACCTGCACGGCTGCATCCTCGATTGCTTTATCGACTCTAGCCAGTTCAGCACCAAATGTCTTCTTCTCCATGGCAGCAACCCTAGATGCAAGATCTTGGTTCTGTTTACGGAGCGATGCTACTAAATGGCTAGACTCTTTAATCTTTTCTTTGTGAAGTTGCTTCTTAAGCTTTCTTTCTTCACGTCTGGCTTCCCTGATTGCTTCACGCTCAGGGTCTATGTCGACCATATCGCCATTGTCATCTTGACCATCATCTTCATTTGATGACTCTTGTATGACTTTAGCAATTTCACTTTCTTCAATCTTTTCTTCAGCCGGGGCAATCTGAACGGATGCACTACCGTCCACATTTTCCTCGATCTGAATTTCCATCTTTTCTGTCGGGTTCATAAAGTTTCCTTCCAAAACTTAGATAAATGCTTTAATGTCACGAGGATCCCCAGTGACTTTGCCAATGAGTTCATGATCATTAAAGAAAGTAAACAGGCATTTGACATTCAGCCCATTTGCATCTATAAAATCAATCTCCCATCTATCACCACCCCACTTAGGCACACGAACGTATTCACCTACTTGTGCCCATGCGCCCTCAGGCCATGGCTCCATAGTGTCACGCTTTCTAAAAGCCAAAGGCCCAATAGCAATGACTTTTCCGACTTGTGTATTCCACTTCTCGGCTTCTTTGGTTTCTTCAGGTAGCACAATCCCAGAAGCAGTTACTTTTTCTTTCACAGCTCTAAGCTGCACAAGTACTCTGCCACCGTATGGTGCCATTAACGGATCTATGCTTGGGAACGCTTCTTCAAGCGTTTGTTCGATATCATTCGACATCTTCTTCGTCCTTTTTGATAAGTTCATTGATAATGTTCAAGGCTTCATCCAAACCTTGGTACTGACCGACAAGACGATGGTAAGACTCAAAATTAACCGGTGTACCAGAGACCAGTACCTCAGTAATCTCTTGTTTACTCTCTTCAAGTCGGCGGATAAGACCGTTGACGTGCATTAACGTCCCCGACCAGATGACTTCTTCATTGGCGCAATGACTACTGTCAAACCGCCTTTAGCATGCCCACCTTTTTTCATTGTAGCAATTTTGCCTGTAGGCTTGCCAATGATTGGTGTATTAGCTTTTGCTGGCAAATTAGCAACTTTAGATTCTGGAATTGCGCCTTTGTTGGCCATCCCACCTTTGGCATAGTGATGCTTTTTAGCAACACCGCCTTTTTTCAAATGATTAGCTTCAGCTTCGCCGTGCATGGCAATCCGCTTATGCATGTTAATAGGTTCAGACATTTGGGTTTCCTCCTAAATTGGATTGAATTTGGTTTTGAGCTTCAAGAACCGTTTGCAGTTGCTCATGTTGCAATTGGGCCGCATCCCTGCTAATCTCTGCGGACTTAATTCTCTCGGCTGTTAGGTTATCTTCACTGTTCATGACAACTTGAGCTTGTAACTTGGCTTGTCTTTCACGGCTTGCATCCTGCGCCTCTTGTGCACGCAACTGAACATCGGCTTTATCCTTAGCAGCTTTCCGTTGTGTCTCAGCCATAGAAGTTTGGACCAAAGCTTGAACAGATGGGTCCTGAGGAGGTTTCGGTTGCAACTGCTGTAAGGTCTGTATCATCTGCTGTATGTTCTGCATAATCGATTGCAGGTTTTCAGCGTCAGCATCCACATGTTTTGCACTAATTGCCAATAATTGTTGTGCTTTTGGCATAATTCTTTGCACTTTCAATGCATCGAATGGTTTTCCTAGTGCAGTTGATGCATATGCATCAATCTGGTTTAAATACCACATATTTAAGTGCTCTTTTGCATGCTCGAGCATCTCGGGTATGAACTTAGGCGCCATAATTGGGTTCGAACCAAAAATCGGGTTAAGCGCATACAACAGATGGGTCTGCAGATGTGAAAGATGGTCTTGTTGAGGAAACGCACCTACTGGCTTACCCATTGACATGGCGACATTTTCCAAAGCCGGGTTCATATCCCTTACTTCTTCAGGATCTGGCAATACTGCATTAATATCAGGCAACTTAATTTGCTTCAGAATCCGTTTCTCAACTTGCAGCCTGTCATAGAGGTCAGGGTTTGCCTGCGCTCTAGCGGCTAATGTCTGAATTTGTGCATACCGTTGCGATTCAGCAAAGATATGTGGGTCAGACACAGGAATAATGTCAGAATTAATCTTAAAGTCATCAACAGAGATTGGAATGTCTTTTACAATCTCATTTTTGTGCTGTTCGTCAAGATACCAACGGTTAATCCTTGCTAAGACTTTCAATACTCTACGCTGACTGTCATGCAGTCTAGCATGAATTGAGCTAAAGACCGCCGCACCTTGCTCAATCAATGCCTGAGCAGTTCCAACAGGCATCTGGCTGCTAGCATCAGCAATCTTCTCTTCAGAAGTTGTGACCACGCCTTTCGCAGCATCTGTTAACCAGCCAAGTAACTGGAACAGAACCGGTGAAGGTTGTGGGAAAGGCACTTGCATTGCAATCTTACGAATATCATCAACACCAGGAGCCCCTTCAATCTCAGCAACTTGTGTTGGCTCAATGACTGTGGTTTGTCCAGAGATCTTGCCGCCTTTTAGCTTTAGCATTGTAGGCGCAGTCACAA